TTAAAATAGGTAGGAGTGTCATCTGCAACATACCCCTCTTGGACAAGACAATCAGATAGAAACTTTGAAACAAGAATACCGTTGTCAATGTCAAGACGACTATTGTAGCTAATATCCAGACAAAAACTTTCACAAGTAAACTTGTCAAATTTTTCAAGCTCTTGTAGAATTGCTGCTTTGTAATCATTTTTATATTTTAGTCTAGTTGCCCAGTGAACACCAGCGTATATTTTGTTTAGGCTTGGTGGCTTGGGCAGGTTTAGGATTATTTCTTCCAAAGCTCTAACACTTGAGAGTTTCGGATGTTGAGGTAGCCGACCACTTTGGTCACTTTCTCTCGGTTGGCAAACTCTGTAGTCTTTGGCATTCTGCGTTCTTCCCAAGCTGGAACTGGTAGGTCCGTTAGGTTGAATACAAAAACACCAAAGGGCGTAGAATTAATGTACAATGGTATCGTACGAAACTCTAACGCCCTTGATAGCAGGTTGTCATATTTACTTTTCTCTATGAGAAGGTCATCGTAGTGTGTCTTACGACACTTTAGCTCGATGTCGGAGTTGCTGGCGACAGAGTAGCAATCGTAAAAGCTAAACTCGTCACGACAAGTCTCCAGGTCAGGTAGGTTTCCCTCCTTTAGATAATTGAAAAGCTCTCGCTCATTTCTGATTAGCATCATTTATTGCAATCTTCAGAAGGATAAGATACCCGATTAGGTCGGATATTGTATCTTCTGTGTCGGAGTTAATTCCCCTATTCTTTATCCTCATAAGCTTATCATCAATCCTTGCGGTCAACGATATTACAGCGTCTGAGTTTCCAAAGATGGCAACAGGGCTAAGGGCCGAGTCACCATAGGCTCTATTTTTGGACAGCAACAAATCACGAACAGAGTTCGACATTTCTGTTATCTTATCTTCAGAACTTTTCATTTTCATCAAACAAAGATACTTCAAATTTATATACTTTCTTCTTTCCGTTAGATTCAAGTAACAGACGACCATTTATAGGATTAAAAAACACATACCTTTCGGAGTGTCCTGTGTAGTCAGATACGTCAAACTTATACTCTTGGTTGTTCAGCACAAGGTTTAGGTTCTCATCCAATTCAGCAGAAGTTATCTGCTCTATGTTCAGGTTAAAGAATAGGCAGATAGTGTTCCCCCAGTTCCTTTTGTACTCTCTAACTAGCGAGAGGTTGGGCGTAGATTCTGCTTCCATCGAATTGGTTTACTTCGTAATATCTGTTAGTCATTCTGTCGTAGTACATATACACCCACCCAAGCTTACCCACAGCCTTCGGCTTGGCTTTCACAATGGAAATCTTTACCTGATTAGGCTCGTAGGGCACTCCGTTGCTGTCGCACAGCCCGTAGGGGCAGCGCCAGATACTAACGACCATCATACCCTTCCGGGACCACTGCATACCACCTGCGATGTCGTTCATAGTAGGAACATCCACAAAGGGGATTCCGTCTTTGTACTTAACCTGCTGGTGCTTAGTGTGTACCGTTACGATGGTGTGGTAGTCACGCTCTGCTGAGTGCTTCCTTACCCTTGTGAGAATCTGCCCGATGGCGATATCTTCCCTCACTCCGGATGAAACGTCTGTCTTTATCTCGGTGAATGGGTCTACGATGCAGCCGTCAATCTTTATGTCGTATCGTGATTCTATGTCAGCAACAGCAGTGTAGAACCCTTCTATTGTTATATCCTGCAATCCTGAGTCTATGATGTAGAAGTGCTTGCTGATGAAGTCTATGGCCTTCTGTGCCTCTTCATCTGATGCCGTCACCATATCGTTAAGTAGGAATGGCTTACGGAGATAAACCCAAGCGAGCTCTGCGAATACATCAACCGGGCTTCCTGTTTCTGGTGAGTATACTGCCCACTTCCATCCGGAGAACTCAGCGAGGTTCATCATAATCTCAAATCCAAACTGGGACTTGCCTTGGTGTGCACCTGCGTATACATAGGTGGTGCTTCCTCGCTTTACTGAGTATTTGTCGAAGAGAGAGTGGAATCCAACCCATTCTCCTTTTTTCATACCATCGTTGCGTAGTTCGTAAAGTTGTTCTTTTACTTTTTCTATGTCAAATATAAATTCTCTCATTTTGTAAATTCTTGGTTGTAGTCTTGTTCTTTGTGTGCGAATGATTCTGATATTGCTTTTTGTTCAAAGCACTGCTTGACATAAAATTCTTTAATCTTTTTGCCTGTCAGCCCATTCTGAACCATCATTTGGTAGATGATTTCAGGGTTGGCGTTGATATGTTCTATGCTCTTTGCTCTTGACACAAACTCATAAGGTCTGTCCTCTGAGCCCTTGTAGTGATTGACGTATGATTTACCATAGGTAACCTTCCAAGCAAGCTGAACCTTGTATAGGTATATTGTCTGAAACAATGGTTGCTGTTCTGTACTTTCCTCCATCTTGTTATTCTGTGCAGTAGCAGTCTCCTGCTCCTTCGTTAATCTGTTGGATTGTCCGTAGGCATACTGGGCAGGGTTCTGTAGTTTCTTTTATCATTTCTCTTTGGTGTTAAGTTCATCTTCAGTATAGAAGTCAGTGCCTTCGTTGTCTTCTGGTTCAATACCGTTCTTAATCATATCAATGATTAGTAACAGCTCGGTCATTGTTATCTCTATTTTCATTTCTCTTTGGTGTTAAAGCGTAAACTGTAGTATTCTTCTGCGATGCCGTTATTAGGGTCAATGCGCTGCATTTCCATACCCGTGTGAAATGCCTCTATGATTTCAGCCATCTCTTCTTTTACCATCAGCGAACGGATGGCATACCAAGTAAGCTTATCCTTCGGGGTATCCCAAAGTAATTCAAATAGTTTTTCGACTGGTGTTTTCATTTCTCGTTGGTGTTAGTATACCAGTGGTATTCGCACTTGCCATCCTTAATAGGAGAGTTCATAAAGTAGGATTGCCACGTTCCTTTAGGGGCAGTGTATCGGTAGCAGGTCATCTTGAGGTCGCAATCTGCGCCACTACATTTAGTTATGTCGGTCATACCATCTGCGATACATCGCTGCCGCAACAGCAATACGTTGTGGGTAGAACGGATAGTCAGGCTTGAGTTTAGCCATAGCTATTCTCATAAACTGATTACGCTCATCAATTAATATCTTCCTCTGTGTCTTCATAGTGTTCTCCGTTGTTTCCATTTTGTCCGATTATGTCCATCCTTGAATTTAACTCCTCCTCCTTCTCAGCCCATTCAGCATCAAAGATTCTACGACTCAGCAAGTCCTCTTCAGACTCCTTTAACTTTCTGCTACCGCCAGATATTTTCTGGTTGTCAACGTGACTCTGGCTGTCGCCTAAGTCATCCCAATATAAAAAACGGAACTTGTTATCCATATTATTGGTGATGAAAAAGGGGGCATAGCCCCCCTCAACATTCAGCTATCTAACATTGTTAGAATGGGAAGTCATCAGACCCTCCATTTACAGGAGCGGGCTTTGGCGTGTAGGCTTCCTGTACCTTTAGGTACTTCTCGCCATCGCGCTTAGACATAAGCTCCAGGTTAACCCAGCCGCTTTCGTTTTTAAGGCTATCGATTTTCTCGAAGTCCTTTGGCCCGAAGGCGATTTTGACGATTTCGCCATATTTGGTCTTGACCACTTTGGTCTTCCCGATAAAAATTGCAGTTTGTTCTGACATCTTTTTGAATAATTAAGATAAAATTAATTGTTTGATATGTTCATACATATCCTCTAACCTTCGAACCTTGATTTTGAGTTTCTCCACATCATCGTTCAAGTCTTGCCCTACGTAAAGGTCTTCGAGTGCTGAGAAGCAAGCGAAGTACGCCCTTTCGTAGGACTTGTCTGCATCTAACCAAGATTCGTGGCTACGCTCATAGTCGTAGACACTCTTCCTGTCGATGTTTAGGATAAGTGATATTTCAGTACCACCATATCCGTTCTGCTTAAGTAAATTAACGGTAAGTCGTTTTGCTCTCGTTACGCTTTGGTTCTTCTTTGGACTCATAATAAGTTCTTGGTCAACCTCGGTATACTGAGAAACAGTCTCGATAATTTTATAAAATAAAGTTTCTTGCATAATTGTTTGTGTATTCTCCATCTAAGAAAAGACCTTCGTATAACTCTATACTCTTGTTTAGTTCGTAGATGCCGGAGTTGATGAACTCTTGACTGGAGGTAAAAATACCAATCTCATAAGGCCAACTCTTTTCCACGACTACAAAGATAAAAGATTCTACTTCAAATAAACTACTATACAATGCAGCCTGCTGGTTATACAAAAGATACTTGGCTGACTTAGCGAACTCCCCGATGGGCTTCGCCGTTGTCTTGAGGTCTACGATGTAGTCCCCTTGCCAGTTCTCCACAAGCATATCTGCCTTGGCCTTAAACTTATGCCCTTTGTAGAGTCCGACCTTCGGAACCTCCGGTCTGCCTCCAAGCATTAACGCTTGAACATCTGAGTTATTCTGAAGGCGCTCACTCATACCAAGGTAGTCTCTGTAGTCAGACTGAGATAGTATCAAGCTATCTGAGTTCTCTTCCACAAACTCTTGGTATACTTTGGTGCGAGCATCCCTACGAATATCACAAACAACTGCTTTATCAATACCTTCAAGGACAAGTGAGTGCACCGCCTTACCGATGTCAAACGCTTGGTTCGAGCCTTGCTGCCACTTACCAGTACGCCATAGATGGAACTTGGTAGGCGACTCACGAAGGAGTTTCAGGGAACTATTGGACAGATATTCTCTGTCGGCATAGTATGCCTCATCATCCTTAAAAATATCTTCAGTCATTTAGCATTGATTCAAGTTGGTAAATAACCTCAACGATATGTTCTTTAGACATTGACATAAGGTATATCTCATTGTCCTCATCAAACACTTGGAATAGGTCAACCACTTCTCGGCCCTCTTGCTTCTCGAAACGTATCGTAAAGAAGGTTCCGTTGGTCATTGAGACGGTATGTGAGTTGACGAACTCGTTGTCGTCTTGGTTATCTAAATCGCTCATTGGAATATAGATTCGTATTGCTCTGCGGTGTAGGTATACTTGCCTTCGAGTGCAGACTTCACGTGAGCCTCTTTTCCTTGCGATACAGCCTCTTTCATAGAGTCAACGATATCTTGGGTCAAAGGGCGCTTAGAAGATGCAGCAGGAGGCGAATCTTGCTTCTTGATAGCCATATCTACCTCATCTGCCGTAGCGATAGAAGTATCAATGCCAATCCCCAAGAACCCAAGGGCGCGACCCACGGCTGAAGTTTCGCAGTTCTCGACATAAGACGTTTGGTTGATACGGCTTGATGCCTTATCCTCCTGTGCCATACCCTGAGATACTACCAGCCCCTCAGCGTTCAGGATGCTTGCTCGTACTACACAAGACTCAGAGTCGATGTGCAGTAGTTCAGTATGGATTCCATACCCAGCGTAGGCAGGGATAGAACGAAGGGCTTTCACACGCTGATTGACCTCAACGTATTCCTTTCCCTTGATGTTAGTGGTTTTGAATTTATAAGTGCTCATAGTTATTTAGTTAAGTTTAGACAAAGATAATATAAAATTGGTTAATCGACAAATAATTCCACTTGTTTCCCTACATATTCTTTCAGTCGGAGTAATTTAGACCGCAGTTCCATTACCTCGGTGCGTAATTCTTGGATGTCTTTAATCATAGCATCATCGGCATTATCAAGGTCTCCCCTGACAAACTTACTGACACAAATCACAGCATCAGCGTAAAGGTCTCTGTAGTCTTGGTAAATCATACAACCATCGTGAGTACGCCGATAGTGGTAGGCACTTGCTCTGTCCATATCCAAGCATCCACCTATTTCGGGGTAGGTTGAATACTTGTATACTGCATTTACAAATGCCCTTCGGGGCATTACACTCTCAGGTCTGTGGCTCTTCTCGCTGCTGTAGTTGGTGTTTCTGGCGATGAAGTAGTCCCAGATACTTGTTAGTTCTGACTGATTGATTTTTATTTTATGTTCCATTTTGTTTTTTGATGTTAGTGTATTATATTATACTATTAGCAATAATAGTATACTATCTATATTATTATAATATAGGTTACTCGTAAGAGTAACCTTATAGTGTAATATAGATATAATACTATTATACAGGGTTTTTGGGGTTCGCTTACGCTCCCCTTTGTAGTAACTCATTGATAATTGTTGCCTGTTGCTCGTTCATTGCAGCAACCTCTTCGTGCAAAGCTTTAAGTTTTGCATACTCAAGTTTCGCATTGTCAAGCCTCTCTAATGTATGAATAAGGTCGTTAGTCCTTGTAGAATGTACGGAGTAGAACTTATCCAACTCCATAGTAAGGGCAAGATAGTCATCCTGTTTCCATTGATTAACCTCTTTCGAGAACTGAACCAAGGAACCAACCACATACATAAGTTTATCTAAGTCGCTAAGGAATAGAATCTTAAGTGAATTAGTATCTATTTGTTTTTTCTTCCTTGTCTCCATTCTGGTATTGTTATAGTGAGTGTTAGGATTATAAATAGAATTATCATAGAGCCTGAGAATCGTATTCGTACTCTTCCCTCATATCATCCTCAGCCACAAACTGCCCCTTGTCGTTCCTCCAAACACCCATATTATTATCAAACTTAAGGCGACTATCTGTAGAGTCTTGCACCATATAAATAGTGCCCTCAGCATCCCACCTATCTACTTCATCAAAGTAATGTGTTCCGGCGAAGCCCATACCTGATTCTGAGTACCGAAGTTCCATATAGACACCTAATCGTGGCAATAAACTTGCAATATGGTCAAACCAATTTGTAGGCGGAGCCCAAGCCGTAGTAAAGTTTATTCTTGTTTCTACTCTCTTTACGGGGCCTTCATCATAAAAACGCTGACTAATGTCGTACACATCAGCATCCCACTTAGTGCCCCAATTACTTATGTTCCATTGATACCAATCCGTACATCCGTATTTCTTCAAACACTTGTCGTGCGTTTGTTGGGTCATAGGCAAACCCTGCCAAGGCATCTCTCCCTTTTTCTTTCGTTTAAGGAACTCTTTTAACTCCTCCTTAGTAACTACCTTAGCGGGAGCCGAAGTGCCGCGTAAGGGCTCCGGAGTGGGCAATGCGGCCTCAAAAGAGAATACCTTACCACCCAAGGAGGCGCAATCCCATCCACCCGAAGATTCCTTCGGTTCTGTAAATAATAATTTGGAAATAATATCATCGTATATCCCAACGATAGAATGAATTTCCAGTGTGTTGTCGCAATAATTTGGCATAGTTTCTATTTTTTATTGGTTATTGTTTGCGTAGTCCTCCATCATCCCTTGGTCAATGATGTCGTTTATTAGTTCTATAATTTGGTCTTGATTGTTTGATATGTATGACTCAATTTGTTTAACCTTGTCCTCATTACTCATTTCCATAAGTTCAAGGGCAGTTTCTTCGGTGATTTCATCTCTCATCCACAGGTTCTCTGCGATGTTATTAAAATCATCCGCGCACCAGGTTAGTGCGGGGCTTATTACATTTTTCATAGTTTCTATTATTTATTAGTTAATTCTTTATCAAATAGTTTCCAATTTAGCGATTCTTCGCTATCAAGGTCACAGGCAATTTCAATGTTACTTATGCTGTTCCAACAATCATCCGAAGTTTCGCTTGGATTCCGGAACTTTTTGTCTAAGTTATTTGCATAAATAAAATTTATAATTACATCAAGGTCATCCCTCACCATAGCAAGTCTGTGCCTTAGCATTTCTACTTCAGTCATATTATTTTTCATAGTTTCTTATTCGTTAATTTGTTTATCAGTAGAGCATATATTGCTCAGTTCGTTCTCAAAAAATTGAGTCATTTGCTCAAAGTCAAAATGCACATCTTCATATTCATCAATGAAGTAATAAACGGGCACAATTATTTGTTGGGGGATGTGAGTTTTCATATTTTTATTTTTTATTGTTCATATCCGTAACTATTCAACACTTCATAGATTTCCTTGAAATCTTCGGTCAATGATTGTAACTTGTCCTCGACTAAATCAAACGCAATAAGTTTATACAAAACAGCTAACCCCGCAGCCCCTCTAAATTCACCTACTGATTCAAGAAAATCTTCGTACTTATCAATCATATTTTCAAATTCTTTTTTCATATAAATAACTAATGGAAAATTAAACCAACTTTACCCGTGGCATTGTACCACTTGGTAGCAAACAAATCGTACTCTGAGGCATCAATGTATCCCGCAGATAATAAAGCATCCTTTGTCTTAAATACCTGGCTATGACGCTCGGTATCTTTGTCAATAGTATCGACAAGTTTAC